GTGTGCTTAGTGCTAAGGATCCCCGGCCAGAACCTGGTTGTAATGTTTGGAGTGGGTTAGAGAAATATACCGAACAGACTGAACCATTTGATCCAGCCCTATTGGATGTTTGTGAGGATTATATCCATAGTGAACATCTTGCTATGATGCGACCCCTTCGACCAAGTCTTCATGTTTTAGATTTAGAAGTCGCGATTAATGGATACCCTATGGATGGGTATAAAGCTATGGATATGACAACATCACCTGGATATCCGTGGAAACTGCATAAACCATCAAATGCAGGAAAGGGTAAGAAATACCTTTTTGAAAATGATGGCACTGATCAAGAACCTCATTACAGTGCTAAACCTGAGTTATTGAAATCTATAATTGATGATTTCAAAAAGATGCTGAAGGGCATCATTCCTTTATGGATTTGGGTGCATTGTCTTAAAGATGAGCGTCGTAAACTGAAGAAGATCTTAAAAGCAATGACTAGATTCTTCACGATGGCACCCGTACAGCTTTCGGTTTTGACGCGTTTATTTACAATCGATTTTGTGGCGGCCTATCTTAACGCACACAATAGAGGATATTCAGCAGTGGGTATAGATAATCAATCACCAGAGTGGACTGAACTCTTTAACTATCTTATAAAAGTTGGCCGCAATGCGGGAGATGGGGATTATCAAATGTATGATGGGAAGTTAGACCCAGACATGATTTATCGTGCTGTTCGACTTATAGGCCGGTGGTATTTGTATCACATTGGCAATAAAAACATCATAATTAAGATAGGATCCTGTGTGTGGACAATAACACACAAGCAATATATGCAGATCTTAAATATATTTGCTACAACATTTGTGCATACGATTCAAATTGCAAGAGATATCGTTCATAAAAAGGCACAAGGAAATCCATCTGGCAATACTCTCACTACTATTATTAATACTATTGTGGGATTATTTCTCTTGCTACTATGCTTCTTACTGTTGGCTAAAGATCACAATCAGTGGGATTATTTTGATCCAGAAGCATTCCGGAAACATGTACGACCTAAAATTTTCGGAGACGACAATGAATTCACAACATCGGATGACATTGTCGAATGGTTTAATGTATTAACCATTTCAACAAAACT